TTCCATTGCGAGGCCTCATTTCGGCACCGGAGGTTGGATAGAGGCATCGCCCATCTCCCGAAGCTTGCCTTCGATCGTCGAAATGATCCCGTCGCATTCATCCGCAGCGGCGCCGTGCATCATGCCGCTGGTGACTTCGCCCTTGCAGATTGCCTTGCTTTTCCAATCCCACCGCAGGGATCGTCTACCCTTAAGCAATTCGATCACGTTGAGCAGGGTATCGCGGTCAAACGCCTGCCCTACGGCGACGGGATCAGCCGCCTCAAGCAAGGCCTTTGGCGTGTTGAACCGCTCGTGCCTGACCGTAATCGGACCATCCTCGCCTCGCATGATGGCGAGCGTCGCCGGGTCGTCGTGCCGATGCGGGGCGGCATATGGGTCGCCTAAGCCTTCTGCGGCTCGGTAGGCATCAAAGTCGTCTGCAAGCTCTCGGATGCTTGCGATATAGTCGGCATCGAAACCAGGCATGCCGCCGCACGCATCCGCGTAGGCGCGGAGCGCGGTAGGCGAGGCCGGGTCGCGAGCACCGAGCACGAAATGCGGCCAGTGGGGCACGGTACCGTCGCGCCTGACTACGAGGAATTTCCCCTCGGAAAACTCTTTCGTCTTGGCCCAAATCTTCATCAGTTTGACTCCTTCGAAACCCTGCGCGCGAAGGCTTTGCTGCATCATGCCGCCATTCCTCCCCCCGCCTGAGGAATCTGCGGCTGAGCCTGAGCCTGCATCGCCCGCTGCTGGAGCGCCTGCGCCTGAGCCGCCATGGCTTGCTCCTCGATTTCAGCAGCGGTTGGCAGGTTCGTATTGCTCATCGCCATGATCGTGTCAGGCTGGAATTTGTCCGCGATGATCTCTGCTGCGATGCGGAATATATCGCGGGAAAAGACGGCGATCGCGTGCTGGCGATCTCGGATGCGGATCGAACCCCATTGGCTCTTGAGGTTCTGCTCCGTCGCCGTGGTGCCCTTTTCGCCTTCACCTCGCATGATATCGGATATGCCGGTGATCTGATACACGTCTTCGATCAACTGCTTACGCAGTTCGATGCAGGCCGTGATGGTTTTTGCGACCTGCTCGACCGGCCACCAGACGATTGGCGCTCCGCCCTTTCCGCCCTCGACAAAGGATGACCAGTTCGGAACCGCGATAAGCTGGTTTTCGAACCCTGCCTGGGCAGCCTTTTCGATTTGCGGGGCCGCCTCTCCGTCAGGTCCGCCCGGATAGAACCCTACCAGTTTCAGAGCGTCCTGAAGGGATGCGATCCGCTGCGTAAGGTCGTCGATTTCCTCGCATTGATCCTGGTAGAACACATATTCAGGCGTCGGGATCAGAGAGTTTGTCGTAACCGTCCCGAAAAGGGGTCGCGGGCAAGGAAAGAAGTCTTTCAGATCAAGATACGGCTCGACGACCTCAAGCGGAGCGCGCGCGCCTTTCGCGATGAAATAGACCTTGTTCGAGATTTTGTCCCAAATCTCGTAAACCGTCGCCTTGTTGAGTTCGCTCTGTTTCGTGTCCTCCATTTCCTCGCCATCGGCCTCCGAAACGCGATGATCGAGTTGGACCGTCCTGAAATTCTCTTTCCCGAACCGCTTTTCTCCATCGGCGCGCGACATATAGACCCGGCGCCAGACTGCGGTAACTTCCTCCCATGTCCGGGCGACAGAGTGACCGAAATCATCCCAATGGACGTAATCGAACTCAATATGCTCCCCGGCTATCCTCTCGGCCGGGGCGTCGTCCTCTCCGAGAGGCTCTCCGCGCTCGTTCAGAGGATTCCCCTCATCGTCAGACATGGCCTCCGTTTCGGCCTCGTACCTGACCCAAGCCGTACCTCGTCCGACCACGAGAAAGTCGTCTCGGCACATGCGAAGCGTTCGATCGATATCGCCCTCGTCCCCGCAGGCGCTCAAGCAGCGCTCGACCATTTCCGCGGCCTGCCGGGCGACCGGATCGTCATCCTTGAACCGGCGCGAGACGTTCGGCTTTGGCGTATTCGCGTAAACCGCCGGCTGGAGCGTCGAGACGTTCGACCAGAACAGAGACATTTTCCGGTCGGCGACGCCTGCGTCAGCGCGGTTCTGGCGCCGTTCCTCGGAATAGATGCGCCACAGCTTGTGGGCTCTCTTTTTCCAGTCCCGAAACGCCTTGTCGTGCTGCTCGATGACGGACAGCCATTTGATTTGGGTTGCGTCTGGACCCGTCACATCGGCTTTTGCATCGGCATCCGCCGCGGAAACTTGGTCGACCACTTCAAACCCTCGTCCGTCTGCGGGCCGGCTTCATCGCCCATAGCTCATCAATCGTATAATCCTGCGGACGCTTCACGGGCGGCTTTTCTTTCGGAATCTGCGCCTCGTTCTGCGCTCGCCATCCCTGAGCCAAGTACTGGAACGCTTTCGCACCATGCGACGACCAATCGTGCAAGGCCGTCAATTTGAAAGTCTTCTTATCATCATCCCATTCCCGGCGATAACTTTCAAGTGCCGAAAATCCCTCCTGTTCGGTCCTCGGATGGAAGATGCACATCGGGAGCGTAGACCTGACAGCCTGATGACCATCGGCGTCCGACGATTGGTCGACGACCCTGACCTTAAGCCCAAGCTCTGTCAGAATCTCTATTCTGGTCCGTCCAGAACCCCATTCGTGGACCTTCGCGTCATGCGGGACAAATACGGTCCCGCTTGCCCATCCATAGGCCGAGCGTCTGTCCTTGATGACCCCGGCGTAATGCTCCGCTCCTTGGTGATGGGATACATAGTAATCCAATATCAGTATCTTACCACCTGGAACTGGCTGAAAAAACCAGATCGCCGTGGAATCCCGGAACCCGATATCGAGCGCAACATGGACCGGAAACCGCTCATCAGCGTCGACCTCCATAATCCGGCCCGACGATCTGACCGCCAGCGTCTCCCGAGCGTAAAACGCCCCCATGATCGCCGCGTTGAACGAGCAATAATACTCCTGTTCGAACTGTGCGTTTCCGAGATCGTCCCCGAAAAGAGAGGCATATTCGGCGCGGGCCTCGTCCAACTGCTCGGGTGTCAGAGAGTGCGTATCGTCGACGGTGGATATCTCTGCGAACCAGCCCGGAGACCGAAGCGCCATGTCGTACATCGCCTTGGCATGGTTCCTACCGCGTGGCGTGGTAATAAACGCCGCCCATCCCCCGTTTTCTTCGATCATGGGTCGGATATAGGCCTAAGCGGATGGGTTAGCCAAAGCCCATTCCGAAAACGCTACCCCCGCCACGCCAGCGCCAACCAAGCTATTGTAGCGGTCTGACCCCACGACCTGCCAGGTCGATCCGACCTTGAACCGGATGAACATTTCCTGCTCGTTGGTCGTCTCCCTCAGCTCCGGAGGAAATGCCTCATCGATCCTCCTGCGTCCGGTATGCGGATTTATCGCCGTCCAGATCGCCTTACGGGCCTGAGCGTATTCCGGGAGGCAGTGCCAGTAGGACGCCACGCGCTCATGAGCCGCTATAGCCGTATGGTGAAGGATCAGGTCGTCCTTGCCCCACCGACGATGGGCAATCTCGATCGCTCTCTTTCCTCCAGATTGCAGATAGGACCATAGCGGCCTTTGATATGACCGCTCGACCCATCCGCTAGCCGGAAGTTGGATCGTTGCCATAGGTGCGCTTTATGATCTCGACCGTGAGCGGACGGTCTGCGTCGCCCTGTAGCTGGACCGACTGGAGATCAGGAACGGCTTTTCTGAGGAGGATTTCTGCTGACTTTATCTGCCCCGGCGTCATTATTTCTTTTTCGGACAAGGCGTTAGTCTGCAAACGCTTTATGAGCATAGTGGTCTGAATCCTTTTGCGATGCTCCTCGCTCCAAGGATTGGCTTTTGTTCCTCGTGCTGTACGTGCTGCCATGGCCATTCTGATCTGGCTAGAGGGGGGCTATTTCGGATAAATCGTACGCCAACCCGTTGGGCTCGCCGCCCGAACTCAGACATGCGCCGCGTGGCGCTGAAACTGTTGACCCGACTTGCACGGGCCGCGGCTGACCTCCGCCGTGGAGCAGAAATACTCTACATCATCAGGCAGAGCGCGGCAAGTTCGGCCGGCGTGAAAGCCAGGTTGAGCAGCTCTTGCGTCACGTCTTCGCGCGCTCCTCGCGCACGTCAGAGGCGGGGAAGGATCGCCTCACAGGTCGCGATCCAATCCAAAGTGAGCCCGTAGGCGAGGAGACAGCGGGGGCAATGTCACACGCTCGCCCGCTTCCATACGCGCAACAGCCTCCTTTGCTTCGGCAGTCAAGCGTTCCTCGCGCCCGCGCTTGCTCTCGTAGTCGTCTCGGATTGAAAGCGTCTCCCTAATCACGTCAAAGCCTTCCATCACGCGCCGGCGCTCGCTTTCAGTCTGCGCTTTCACTGTTTCGGCGTTCAGGACACGGTTGATCTGGATCAACTCAGCCTTGAACGGCTGCACGGCGGAACGCGCCTTGTCCACCAATTCGATAGATGACGGCGCGAACGGAGACGCCTCACGCCCTTCGATGGCCTTGGCGATAGCCCATGCCGGAAACTGCGACAGGTCGCTCGCATAGGCCGCCGCGCGCTGCGCTCGATCGTCCGCGCCAGCCGCCGACGAATATCGCAGGAACATTTCAAGGATCAGGGCCACGACGACACGCTCAGGCGCACGGGCCATGGCGCGCTCAATCTCGCTGCGCCTGTCGAACAGCGCTTGCCTCGAAATCCCCGGAGCCGTCCAGCGGCTTTCCGAAATCTCCCACCGCTTCCCGTCTGACGACCGCTCGCAGTTCGATAGCAGGGCCTCCAGAGAAATCGCGATCTGCCGCGTCTGAGCAGGAGGCTCCGCCGTCATGCCCTGATGTTTCGTCGTCGTGAGGCTGGTTTCTGAGCGCATCGAGAAGTTCTCCGTATGTCGGGTTGTAGGGCTTGTCAGGGCGCTGCGTTGGCCCGGCACGCTGGTCGGGATGCATCCATTCCGCCTTAAATCCGCGCCATCCGCGGCAAATCCATTCACGCGCACAGGCTTCAGGATCGCCGTGCTTGCGCATTTCTTCGACCGCTATCTTTGCCGCACGAAGCGTCAGAGGTTCCCGCTTAGCCTTCCGATGAGCCAGCAGGTCCGAAACGGTCTCAGGAGATACGGCGCCTAGAAGAACGGATTCAACCGTCTCTTTCTGAAAATCCTTATTATTAGATTTATCTAATAATATTCTTACTTCTGGAACGCGCGCGCGCGTGGCATTGGGTTTGCATGTCTCATGCATTGCATTTGCATTTTTTTGATGTTGTTTTTTCTTGTGTTTCTCCCAACGTGAGCTAGCAGCTTCTGACGCGGTGAGCTTCCGATTTCCGCGTTCACTGAGAACGGATTCTGCGCGCTCATTCCATAGGGTCCCGTCGATCTCGATGATCTTTCCAAGACCGATCAGGGACTGGACGCATCGCGTGAAACCAGCTTTCGGGAGCCCGCATGAGCGCGCCAGTCGTGCGTCATCGCGATCGACTGGAGCCTCTTTGTCGTACATCATCGCCAGAAGCGTCACGTAAACGCCGCGCTCCGCAGCCGACAAACCTCCGACCCCGGAAATCCATTCCGAGGTATAGAACTTGAACCAAGGCTGTTTGGAATCTGACGCCATTGCGTTCGTTCTCCGTGTCCCCCAACCCTCCTGCCAGAGAGGGAAAGCGGGCCGGCGTGGCGAGAGGGGGGAGAACATAACCCTTCACCACGGGATTTGGACCCGGCACTGGCATGCCCGGCCCGCTCAAGCACTGTCTCAGGTCGGCGCGCTGGCGTCAACCTTGGTTCGCAACTTTCGAACAGCAGCCGCGATCTCGTCGTCGAACTCGCATATTCGATCGAGAAGGTTCGCCAGTCGCGGAGCTAGCGTTCCTGCGGCGATATGGCGCGCGGTCTTGTCACGCCCGTGGATCAGAGACGTATGGTCGAATCCTCCGAACAATTCTCGACCCAGGTACGGGAGAGACAGTTCCGTAGCGCCCTTGCAGAGGCAGAACATCACGAAATGGCGCGACGCAACCAA